ATCTTTGTCGCGCTGGGCACGAACGACATGGCTGTGGCGGGCGGCGGCGACCTGTTTGCGGATGCCATCGAGCAGTTTGTGACCGACCTGCGAGCCAGCTACGGCGGCAGCACAACGCCGGTCGTCTGGGTATCACCGCAACTTGGCACGGACGTCTCGATACCAGCGGAGGTGACCAAGGTGCGCGCAGCCATCGCTGCTCGAGCGGCTGCTGACCCCTACCTTGTAGCTGTCGACATCGACGATCTGTCCAAGGCCACAGATCAAATCCATCTAAGTCCGGCTTCGACCATCACGATGGGCGAGCGCATGGATGCTGCGCTTGACGCAGTGCAGCCCATCGACCCCGACCCGCCGGCTGAACCGGCTGCCGCAGCAGAGCTCTGGGAATACGTGCAGAGCGCGTATGACGTCGACGGACTGGTGACTCTCACCAACATCCGAGATCGCTCGGCCACAACCGTCAACGACTCGGCGGGCATCTCAGCAGCAGACGCGGTCATCGCCCTGTGGCCTGCTTACGCGCAGAACGACTTTGATGCGACGGATGCGCTGCACCTAGAAGTCGGCGCGGTCGGACTGATCTCAGTGCTGTGGCGGCGCGGCGGTGCCAGCTCGGCCATCGAGGAGGTCAAGTGGGATCAGGTCTGGGGACCGGACGGGATGATCCAGAAGGTCCGCCGAACAGATGCGCGCGGACACGCCGGACCCAAGAGCAACAGCGGCACGACTACCAGCACCGAGAGCGGCACGCAATACGGCTGGAGCGACCGCAAGAACCTGCCCGCCGGCTACATGCCGAGCGGCTACGACACGGGGCAGGACTAGGCCATGTCGCGCGTCACGTTCGAGCAGGGCGCGAAGCTGCGGCGGGTCAACAAGAACCTGGACAACCCAGCCAAGGCGCTCAAGCAGATCGGCGTGATGATGGTCGCCGAGTCGCAGGCGTCGTTCAAGGAGCAGCGATTCGGGCGCAAGGCGTGGCGCGAGCGCAGTCCCATCAACGTCTTCGGCATCATCAGCGACTTCGCCCAGGGCCGCCGCAAGCCGCCCGCTCGGAGGTTTGAGCGTCGTCCGGCGCTGCGTGATACCGGGCGTCTGGCCAACAGCATCGCGTTCGCGGTCAAGGGCAAGGTCGTCGAGGTCGGAACGACGGTGCCGTATGCGTCGCTGCACAACTTCGGCGGCGTCAGCAAGAGCGAGAAGATCACGCTGACGGTGCAGCAGAGAATCGGCAAGTGGCTCGCCAAGCAGAGCGAGGACTTGCAGGAGCGTCTTGGCTGGCTGCTTGGTGATCAGGCTCGAGACCAGCAGCTCGAGATGCGCGTGCCGAAACGTCAGTTCGTCGGCATCACGACTAAGACCCGCAAAGACATCCGCCAGACCATCGGCGTTCGGATCATGGAGGTTGGCAGGTAATGGCAAGCGGCAACGTGTCCAAGGTCTTGCGCGCTCCAGGGCGGCTGGTCATCAATCCCACCGATCTGACCGTCGAGTTCCCCTACGGCGGCATCGAGGTCGGCAAGACCAAGCTCGTCGTGCTGACCAGCTTCAACACCAGCGTCCGCATCGAGTGCGAGGGCTTAGGCAACGAGGCCAGCGACGTCCTCGAGCGCACGTCGCGCTACGTGTTCACCTGCTTCATCCGGGCATGGGACGATGACGCGATCCAGCAGTTCTTCTCAAGCAACTTTGTGCAGGGAAGCGTCACGGGTCACAGCCTGCTGCGCGAGCCCGGCAACCGCGTCGCGGGCGCTTCGGCGCTGTCGCGCGCTGTGTCGATGCTCTACGTGCCCGACGATCCGGTCAGCAATCCAGCAGTCCTGATCTACGAGGGCATCCCCGATTGGTCGGAGAATGCCGAGCTCGCGTTCCAACGGCAGGAAGAGCTCGGCTTGCCCATCGCGGTCGAATGCGTGCGCAACAGCAGCGGCAACATCCTCGAGGTCGGCAGGCTCGCCGACTTGTCCCTGTCATAGAATGCTGCCATGTTCTCAAAGAAGCGCCTGCCGGACCTCACGAATGAAGCCTACGAGCGTTGGCTGCGCGCGCAGCGCCCGCCGTTCGAGTGGTTCCTGCGGCTATCCCAGGTCGAGCAGGAGCAGCTCGCGATGCTCGGCGACGCTCACGCGCAGGACTTCGTCGTAGCCTGCGGCTACGCCATCCGCGATCCCGAGGCCGCCGACGCCGGCATGTCTGCCTTGCAAGGCGACGACGAGGCCGAGGCGACGCTAGCGATGAAGATGGCGCAGGGCTTCGCGTCAAAGCTCATGCAGATGCAGCAGCCGCAGGAGCCGCCGCGAGCGCGCACACAGCGCACGATGTCAGGATTCGGCGAGAGACGCACGACTGAGGAAAACAAGGCGGCAGGGCCGACCCTGTGGGGCGTGGAGGCGCAGCAAGCATGAACCCGTGGCAGATGGCGCAGCAGCTCAAGCACGAGCTGGCCCAGGTGACATGGGACGGATCGACGAACCCGGTCTTCGGCACACGCAGCGTCTACGTCTACGCTGGAGCACCGCCGAGCGACGAGGAGCACCCGCCGCAGTTCCCGTTCTGCCTTGTGACCATCGGCACGGGCACGCCCGACGAGGACCACCCCGAGCTCATCCAGCAGACGTTCAACGTCGTCGTCGCGGTAGAGGTCGCAGGCGATCCGCTCGGCGAGCAGGCTGTCATTGGCGGCTCGAGGTCGTCGGCATCGCGCAGCAGCGGCGCGGGCATCGCTCAGGTCGCAGAGCGAGTGCGCTACGCGATCCAGAACCTGACGACCTACGACGGAGCTAGCATCATCGTCACGGGCAGCGGCGTCGGCAGCCCGAGCACGCTAGGGCGCGGGCGGCAGGTCGTCTTTGACGAATACACCGTCGAGGCTCTGTGCACGTCGCAGCCGCACTTCCCCGCGCCGCAGCAGCTTGCTAGGTCTGGATCAAGCTGGTCATGGCAAGGCGAAGCATTGTCAGGGCGCTATGACTTTGCGGGATACGTTCTGGGATACAAGGCGGGAGCTACGCCCGCCACGTCGGTCGATGACGTCACCGCAGTCTACGCAGACACCGACGATACAGCGACGCACACGCCCGTCGATGGCAGCACCTACCACGTCTTTGCCAAGTTCAACACAACTGGTCTGACTGGTGTTCACGAATACAGCGCAGTCGAGGTTGGGAGCTATCTGGCCACATGACGCTCCGCGACGACATGATCTTCCGGCCTACGCTGGGGCCGCAGCAGCAGCCGACCGCGCGCGCGCGTGCTCGAGATGATCGCCGCCTGGACCAAGCGAATCGCAAGGGCGGCGTGCTGCGACGCCTGCGGCTGCTGCGGCAAATGCGTCGCCGACAGATACGACTGCGCAGCGCAGCTAGCGGTCAACGTGCGACGCAGATTGCACGCTTGGGTCGCGCAGGTCTGGCACGCGGCGCGAGCGGTCTGGCGGGCAAGGCAGTGCAGAAGGGTGGCCAGATGTTGGCGCGTCACCCCGCAGGCGTCATTGCGCTGGCGTTGATCGCGGGCGGCATCGTCGCGCTGCGTCTTGGTAGCGGCAAGACGTTTGAGCAGATGGGCGACGAGATGAACAACATGATCCTCGGCGACATGGATGAGGCGGCGCGCGCCAAGATGAGCGTGCGCCACCGCTTCCAAGCGGACCCACTGATGGCTCGCATTCGCAGTCAGAGCGGCAAGCAAAACATGCAGATGAACCGCATCGCGCAGGATCTGTTCCGGGTCGAGAAGCAATACGAGGACGGCAAGTCTCTGATCGAGCGCGAGTTTGGAGTCAACGGCACGTTCGACATGCTCATCCTGAGAGCGCAGCAGGCTTTCCAGAAGGCGTGGAAGGCACAGGGCGGCGACGACTTGATGGATCGGTTCATCCAGAAGGCGGTGCGGCACCAGATGCGCGACGGCAAGAAGAGGATGGGGCGCTAATGGCACAGGAAACGAAGGTCAAAGTGCGGCTCGACACGCGGCAGGCCAAGAGCCAGCTATCGGGTCTGGTTCGCGAATCCGCGCGCAGCGCCGGCAAGCTGACCAACAACATCCGCAGCGTCGTCGGAAAGGGCCTCGGCGCGGTCGGTCTGGGCACGGCAATCGGCACAGGGATCAGTGCTGTGCGAGGTGCGACGGAGAGCGGCGTCGGCGACGTCGTCGGCGAGTCGCTCGGAGCGACGGGCAAGATGCTGGAGGAGATGTTCCTCGGCACGCTCAACGAAGACGCTCGAGCTTCTCGTCGTGCCCGCGAGGAGACGATCCAGGCATTCGGGGCAATTGCTGGAGCTCGCAACGAGATCCCGCCCGAGGCGCGTCAGTTCTACAACAGCATCAAGAGCCTGCGCATGGACGAGGAGCGAGGCCGCGAGCTGTTTGAGACCGACACGCAGATGCGTGGGCCGGGCATCGAGAAGATCATCGACCGCATCATGAGTGGCTTCGGCAAGATGGTTAGCGAAGCGATGACGCGACTGGTCGACGCAATCAACCCGTTCAGCGAGAGCAAGTAGCCATGGCGATCAACAACCCCATCGAGATCACCTACGGCACGCAGGCCATCGGCGGCACGTCGGACGTCTACCAGATCGTCGGGCCTTACATCCTCGACAAGAGCTACGACAGCATCCGACTGGTCGTCGACGTCGTGGTCGTCGCTGAGGATCTCGCAGGATTGCAGAGCAGCAGCGAGACGCTTGAGCAGGAGTTCCGCAAGCGTCTGGTCGACGGCGACACGCTGGAGATCGACCTCGACGGCAACGCATGGACCTACACCGTGGGCGAGACGATGCTGCGAGCGCGAGCGTCGATCGCCAAGAGCGGCAACATCGACCTCGACCGTGGCGCAAGCCGTGGCTACACGATCACCATCGAGGGCGAGCTACCCGCCGATGACACGACTGACGCAGGCTTACGTGACATCGAGGTGCTCGTCGACTTCGAGTCTGGCCGGCAGCGCGTGGTCAGTATGCGCGGCACCTACACAGCCACCAGCGCAGGCGACGCTAAGGCGCGTTACGAGGCCGACGCCGACAACCGCTGCAACGACTACCTCGACGTCATCGACAGCGGCGCGACGTTTGAGCTGGTCGACGAGAGCTTCACGCTCGACCGCGAGGGCGGCGCAACGCCCGCTCCGCATGTGCTCAACTTCACGCGGCAATACGTCGAGCTGCTGGTCAACCAGACGCAGGCAGCTCTCGATGATGGCCAGATCCGAGACCACCGCGTGACGTTCACCAACGTCAACCAATACCCCGGCGACGCGACCGAGGAGGTCACGCGGCTACAACGAGTCATAGGCAACTACGACTGCGCCGTCGACATCGACGAGACCACCGACCTCGAGAGCGTCTACCGAAACAAGATCAAGGGCCACGTCCGGCAACTCTTCCAGAACAACTTCCAGCCCACGGTCTTCGGCGTCGAGGAGGAGCGCGTCAGCTACGACGAGACCGCGAAGCGCATCAGCATCACGCTGCAGTTCATCTTTCAGCCTAGCGGCGGCGAGTCGCTTGTTGAGGTCTCGCAGAGCGTGGCGTTCCGCGAGACGCGCAGCATCGACTACACGCCCACGCACAGCGGCGACGAGCTGGCAGCGTTTGCTGACGTGGGCTTCGGCGTGCTGGAGCGCATCTGGAACCGGACAGCCATCGGCATCGGGGCCGAGGCTCCTAAGCTGCGCATCCGCGAGCGCGCCCGACCAGATGGGCCGATCGGCAGATTGGATGGCACGATCCTCGGCCAGAAGGGACCAGACCAGCGAGACACGACCAAGGTCGAGCAGTATGGCTGGAACGTCGTAGCCAGCACGAGCCAAGTGACACCGCGCGTGCTAGGTGATCCAGCCGGCCAGGAGTTCATCACGGTCACCGTGCTGACCGAGAGCGTGACCGAACGCTACAACGCCAAGCCCGGCGACCGGACCTTCGTGCCGATTCAAACGGCTCCAACAACGGGGCAGGCATAACCAATGCCTGAGGCGAAGAATCCCATCGTCAAGCTGGGCGGCGTCGAGCTCGCCGCGACCAGTGGCATCGCGTGGCGATTCATCAGCGGCGTCGCGCCCTACACGACGGTCATGAGCGTGCACCGCACGCGATGGGACCGTCTCAAGGGCAGGCTC